TTTTGTAATTTATCTAATAGTGAGCTCATAGTTTTATTTTGTTATAAATATTTAAGAATTTAATTTGTATGTACTTTGGTCTGTTGTTGTGCCAACTTTTTGTAGGTCAAGATATACGTTACCTCCTTGTTTCATAACCATTGTTAATTCTTTAAGAAGAGCTACCATTTCGTCTGTTCTTCCTAAATTAGTACCACCAGCTGCTACTACTGTATCTTCTTCAAGAGTTTTTATAACAAAATCTTTTGCTGGGATTTGGATTTTTTCTGATTTTATAGTTTCTAATTGAGTTTGGGCTTCTTCTGCAGCCATATTTTTATACATTTGTATCGCTGCACCTGCAACTCCTTCAGTAAGATATGTAAAATAAGTCCCAAAAAATCCTTTTTCATCGGTAGCTGCTTTCTTTAAAGTATCAACTTTTTTCTGTTCTTCTTCTGAAAGATTTCCTTGTTGTTTTAGTTCTCGTGCTGTTGTTACTGCTTTTTCTTCGCCTTCAGTATATCCCTGGAGGAATTTAATTACTTCTACTAATGTATCTGCTAGACTATCTAAATATCCTCCATCAACAAAGGAAGAAAAAACTTCTTTTGCTTTATCCATAGCATCATTAAATTTTTCTTGTGCTGATTGGGATTCTAAAGATATTGCTGCTTCATCTCCTAGTAATTCAATAATTTCTTTTTGGGCCATTCCGGCTTGTTTAAGAGCATCATAATAATCAGTGGAGGCAGCTTTACCCGATACTAAATTTTTATAAGTGGCTTCATCAATTTTACCTGATGTTTTAAGAGTAGCAAGAGTTTCTTTACTTAAAGCATTGAAACTACCTTTTAGTTTGTTAAGACTTTCTTGTTGAACTAACATATCTGCTAGTTCATCACGTGATGTACCCATTGCTTTAGCTAAAGCCTCTTGTTGGATAACGTTCATTCTAGTAAAGTCAGCAGCAGAACCTACTTGATTATTAATTTCTTTTGCTACTGTTTCTAAATCTCCATTTAAAGCTGCTCTTCTTGCGGTTTCAAGGTTTAAATCTTTTCCAAGTAATAATTCTGCTTCTAGTTCTGAGGAAATGGATTCTTCAAAATTCAAAAGACCTTTGGATATATTTTCTACTGATTTTAGATCTGAACCCAGTTCGGCAGCAGCCATTGCTGCTTTAGTTAAACCTTCAGCCCCTCCTTTTACAGATAATTTAATAGCATTACTAGCGGTTAAAACATCTTTTAATATTTTTCGTTCATCTAATAATACACCCGATTCAATTTTTCTTAATCTAGTAGTACCTAAAATACTAGTTTTTACTTCATCTATAGACTTACCCGTAGTTGAATATAAACTTACTAATCCTTTTTGTTCATCTTCACTTAATTTTAAAAACTTCCTAGCATTTGTTAATTGGACAGCAAATTCAGCATTTTGTTCTTGAGATAAATCAACAGATATTCCTAGTAACTGGTTTAATTGTAATTGAGTTTCAACTAAGTCTTTTTGTAAAATAAGATTACCTTCTTGTATTTTACCTAAAGAAGAAGCAGTGTCTGAGATTTCAAAGAATCTTTGTCTTACATCTCGTGCTGCTTCTTTACTTACATTTAAACTTTTTGCTATTTCTGTAACCTGTTTATCGGCTTCAAACATCATGTCTATTAAAGCCTTAAAAGCACTTATAATAGTAGTAATTATAGCTAAAGGACCTAAAGCGCTACTTATAATAGGACCTAAAGCTTTAAAACCAGCTTGTAAACCTGCTATACCAGCACTTTGGTTTGTATTATTTTTTGCATTATTTAATACTGTTTCTCTAGAAGCTTTTGCTGCCGCCTCAAAAGGACCTGCTAATTTTCTTAATCCAGGAATATCACCAGCTACCTTTGAAAGGGCAGAAAACCACATTGTTGATTTATCTAATTTTGCTGAGTCTTCTGCTAAAGAACCAAATTCGTTTGCTAATCCTTTAGCATTATCTCTGGCTGCTGATAGATTTTCTACTTGTTTTAGTAAAACTTTTGCTTGATCTTCACTAACCTCAAGCATTTGATCATATAGATTGTCAATTTGAGCATTAAGAGATCTAACAACTGATAATTGTTTTTGTTGTTCGGCAAATGCTTTTGAAGTTGCTTTAGCACTTCTTTGAGCCTCATCTTGTAATTGAGCAAATTTATTGGCTGATGAGTTAATTGAGTTAAATTGGGCTCTATAACTACTTAAAAGTTGATCAGTTTGACCAAGTAAGGTGTTAGTTCTGGAGGTAGCTTTGGCTATATCCTCCATTGAGCTTTTTATAGACTCAACATTTCTTAATGATTCATTACCTATACCTTTAAATTCATCAGCCATATATCAATAAATATTTGAAGGCATCATTTTTTAGATGCCTTCGTTACATATGTTGGTACTTTAACTTGTTTATTTTTTGCTGCTTCCTCTTTTGTACTACCTTGTGTCCAACTATCCTCGTTTTTATTGTCTTTAGGAGTGTAATATTCTTTTAATTTGTTGAAAGTAAACTTTCTTAACCAAATAGGCATATTATAAACTGTATCATAATCATAACCTCCTTGGCCGTGAAAAAGTATTTCGTGAATTTGACCAAATAGGTAGATTCTAAATTCAGATGAATTATTTAAGGTCAGGCCAAAAAAAGTTTAGATTAATAGGAATGTCGATGTCCTCCTCAACACCATCAACAGTTACTTTAGTACTTAAATCAACATCCGGAGAAACTGTCTTAATATAGTTTCTTAGATATCTTGAATCAGCGGCTAATAAATAATTGTCAACAAAATCTTTTATTGCATTCTTATCTGAGTTTCCATCAATTGAAACTAATTGATTTTTTAAGCGAGTAGTAACATCTGTTGAAGATTCTTTATTTATTTTTTTAAGACCTTCAATTTCTTGTTTTATTTTTTCTTCATCTTTTTCGGTCAATAATTTGAATTCTACTTCGGTGTTTGAGGTAGGAAGAATACATTTGAAGGTTCCTTTTGGGGTAATTAAAGATTCATCAAAAAATTTATTTTCTAATTTTGATAAATCAACATTGTATTCTTTACCACCATAAGAAAAAGAATAATCTTTACCATAACCTAAGATACGAGATGCTATCAAAATAGCATTTTTATCTCCTGTTACTAAATCCTTAACATCAAATTTTCCTAATGTTAAAGATTCAACTAATTTATCTAAAACAATACCTTTTGAGATATAGTTTTGGTTTGATAAAATGTCTTCTTCTTTTGCGGTCATGTATTTCATTTCAACTTTACCGCTTCTTAAATAATGATCACTTGGATAGACTAGACCTTTTGAAGGCAACTCCACAACTTCTGTTGGAAACTTAAATTCGCTCATAAACTTATTTTGTTATAAATATTATAGAAAAAAAGAAGCTCGCAAAAAATGCGAGCTCTTTTATGATTTTCTTTTTTAGATTAGAAGTTCAATACACAGTAATCTGGTTGAACTGTCATAGTAATGTTTACAGCAGTATCAACAGTATCCCAGTTGTAATCACCAAAGTTAGCTTCTGTAATTAAAGCACCTTTGATAATCCATTCTGATACGATATCACCCACAGGACCTAATACATCAAAAGTTAAATCTTTCTTGTAGAAATCCGAGTAACCATCTCTACCAGTTACTGATTCGTGATGTAAACGTACCCATTCCATTACTGCTTGAGCGCCTGAAGGAGTAATAGGGTCAAACAATGTGAATTGGATAGTACCCCATGTTGTTTTACCTTTAACAAAGCGTTGTACGTTTATATGGTTTAAAGGAACAGTACCTTGGGATAATGTGACTGCACCAACACCTTTGATTTCATACGCTGGTATACCGTCTATATACATGATGAAACGGTTTGCCTGTTTTGGTTCAAAGGCTGTGAAAAATATTTCGTTTGGATTTAATACTGCCATTTTATTTATCTATTTTATTTTGTTATAAATATTCTATCTTTAAAAAATTATTCAAAAGAAACTCCAGTTGGTAAAATGTTGAAGTTCAAGTAAATGAATTCAGCTGTTTTGGTTGGTTGTAAATAAATAGCACCAACTAACTGATTTCTATCAATTACATCAGGAGTGTTATTTGAATCATCCATTACTACTCTGAAGGCATATAAACCTTGTCTCTGTTGAACTGATTCCAAATATGGATTAACTTGGTTTAAGAAGCTAGTACGAGTAGCTATTGTGTTTTGTTCAAACACCAAGTTTTGAGCAACTTGAGAGATATAAGATTTAAGAGCAATTAACAATCTTCTTACATTCACACGATCAAGTGCAGATGCTTTAGTTTGTAATGTTTTCTGACCATATACTACAACTCCGTTTCCAGGGAATGTTGCAATTGGGTTAACTTTATTTTGGTATAAAGTATCGCGGTTAGCTTGAGATAATTTCTTTTCAGCTCTTACTACTGTGCTTAATCCACCTCTGTTAATACCAGCAGGAGCAAACCAAGGTTCTGAAACTGAATCGTTAAATGCATACACACCACCAATCATTGTTGAGGCAGGTACCCATACTAATTGAGCAGAATCAGGATCAATTACTTGAACCCAAGGCCAGTAAGCAGCAGCATATGAAGTATTTTTAGCATTTGCTTGAGTAGTTACTGAAGAAATACTTGAGCTAAAAGGTACTAAATCGCTTATGTAGATATTATCACCTCTATTTTCAGTGTTTGAAATGATTGAAGTTACTTGAGAAGAACCAAGTGGAGCTTCAGAAGCAAACAAACCAGGAGTCATTAATGCATTGAATCTATAATCATCTTGGTTTGCTAATAAAGCAATCATGTTGTCATAGCTTGAACTTAAAACACCCTGAATGTTTGTTACACCAGAAACTATATTGCTATAGAATTTAGCATTATTTCCAAATAAATTACCAGTAGCTCCTACAAAAGAACCACTTGCATTTCTAGGAATAGAACCAGTTAAATTAGATTTAGCTATACCATTGTTATCAAAATAGAAAGGAGTGGCTGTTGGTACACTAGATACATAAACGTATCTTGAGGCATTAGGATAAGTACCTAAAACTTCAATTTGGTTATCGGCTGCATTGTATTGTCTGTATTGATCACCAATTACTCTTGCTACGTAGTTAGGAGCTGTAGGATCCATTGATAAGTTGGTCCATGTTTCTAATACTGTAGGAGTAAGAGTAGTATCACTACCTTGTCTAATTAATAATGAGAAAGTACCTGATGCTGTATCAGCATTAGCAATTTGCCATCTGATATTGTCTGCTGAACCTGAAGCTAAAGCACCTGCTGAATCTAAGGAACTTGAACTGTTCATAATAGTTCCTTGAGAAATGGTGTTTAATACTAAAGATTGAGAAGTATTAAAGTTAAGAATAGATACTCCACCACCATTAGGACCAGTTACAGAAGCGGTTGCTGTAGTAGCTGAAGTAAATGAACCACTTACTACTCTTGCTACCAATAATGTTTCACCACCGTTTGCAAAATAATTGTAAGCGGCAATAGAAGTGAAATAAGTATAAACTTGGCTGCTACTTAAAAAAGTAGTACCAAATTTATTCTGATAATCACTGTAAGAGGTAACAATTGTAGGAACTTCTACAGGACCTTTAACTGTAGGACCAATGATAGCGGCACCAACGGTAACTGGTTGTTGGGATACAAATGACTGGTCGTTTTCTAATGCTAGTACGCCAGGTGATATTAATGTTTCTGCCATGTTCTTTAAATTATAATTGTTTTATTCTATGATAAATATGGCAGGGAATCTCAAAAATTAGTCTACAGAAGTGATTTCTCCTGTTTCTATATTTACTGAGATTTTTCCATATTTGTTTTGCATCATTGTACCTAATTGTGCTTCTTCTGCTTTTAAAGCCGAAAGACTTTCAACTAGGGTTTCTTTTACCAATTCTAGCTCTTGAATTTGGAGTTCAATGTATCCAAAATCGGCCATAATTTGATCTCTTTTTGTACGTAAGTTTGTTAGTTCTTGTAACTCTTCTTGTGTTAAAACTTGTTTTTCCATGTTTATGTATAAATTATATGATAATAAAAATCTGTGTTTGCGTTTTGGGATATAAAAGTTAGAGAAGGTCCTGCTAATCCAGCTACTGTAACTAAATCATTTGCTGCACTTCCTGTTACTCCTATTGTTACAAAGCAATTTTGTCCTAAAGTTTTTCCTGCTAAAGCAGGTAATGCAACTATTGCTGTTGGAGTAGGTGAAGCATCTGTTTTTGTTGCTCCTGCTATAAAATTTAAATTAGCTGTAACAGGTGTACTTCCACTTGGTACTGCTGTACCAACTAAATTAGTGGCTGAATTAGCAGATACTACGTAACTTGCTGTTGTTGCTAATGAAGCTGTTCCTACTAAATTTGTAACATACAATGTATTGTTTGAAGGTTGATATTTTAAATTATCGTTATCAAATCTAAAAGTAGCATTGTTTGAAGAAGTACTATTAAATAATGCTATAGCTAATGGGGAAGTTGCTACAGAAGAAGTAATATAGGCACTATCAGCAAAATTAGCATCTACTGCTCTTGATGATGATACTGCATTAGTAAACCATCCACTTCCTGTGGTTCCTCCATTCAAAGTAAAAGAACCAGAAATCGTAATATTGTATGCTTCTGCTCCAGTTAAGGCATCAATACTTTGGGTAACGTGCCATGCCTCAATGGTTTGGGTTGTTGCTATACCTGTTTTCGAGAGATTTAAAGCCATGTTTTGTTATAAATATTATTAAATTAATTAAGATACACTAATTAAAATACCGTTCTCAAAAGTTAAGGTTTGAAATCCAGGAGGATTTCCAGCAATAGGAACAGGTCCTGTAAACCCTATTGGACTTAAATTTGTTCCTACACTTGCACTTCCTGATGGCATCTCAAGGTAATACCCATTAGTTGATCCACCTTGTTCAAATATTCTAAGTCTATTTTGATAAACATCTATAGTTACACCATTAGGTATAGTTGTATTAGTAGCAGGAGTACTAAGAAAAATTTCTCCTCCTTCATCTCCAGCTTGATACATTGATTTTAGGTTGGTTCGTGCTACAACGTCTCCTGTTGCTGTTACCGAACCGGTTATTGTGGTTGTACCACTTTGGACAACAAGTCCATTCTTTATTACAAATTCGTTTGGCATAAGTTACCTTTCACTTTCCAGGTTTGTTATAAATATTATCAGATTCCAAAACGTGCTCGAGTGGCTTGGAAGTTTTGGTTGATTTCTGTTGAGGAGAGGGTTCGGTTATATAATATATAATTATACCATGAACCTTTATATGTATTCCTAATATTATAACTTGTTCCCGTGTAAGTTATAGAACCTGGGTTGTTATTTCCTGATAATCCAGCACTTAAGGTTCCATTAACGTATAAAGATAGTACTCCATTAGTAGCAACAAAACTAATAATATAGATATTATTTCCATTTGTTATTACTGAATTTTGGGCTGAATAAAGATAAGTGTTATCAGCTCCTATTGAGATAAATACTGTGTTAGCAACATTAATAGCTGGTCGATTATCTAATCCTAAATAAAATCCATTTCTCCCACTATAACTAAATTGAAAATCACTTATTGTACTAAAATTTCCTGAAGTTATAGTGTTAGGTTTTATTGTTATTTGTAATGTAAAATTATTAGTTATTAAAGCACTAGTAGAAGAACCTAAAAGAGTATCATCAGCACCATCAAACACAATTGAACCTCCATTTGCAGAATTGTAAGTTGGTCCATTGGTTAAAGTACCGTTATTACCAAATCCTGAAATATCTTTCCAGGTTGTTCCAGCAGTTGGTGAATAAAAAGAGTTAGGTGAACCAGCATCTAAATACAATACCAGTCCATCTTTAACTATTGCAGGACCATCCCAACCACCACTTACTGTACTCATATTAAACTCCTAAAGGAAATGGGTTTGGATCTGTCCACTCAGGGGTAGATAAAATTTGTAAAATTTCTTCATAGGTGTAAGGACCTTCCTTTGTAGTTAAAGCCTCTACTGATGAAGGAATAATA